TAATAGAAATGTTTTTTGGTATTCTCAAGACAATCGAATCCATCTTATTTCTAATAGTCATCGAATAATAGAAATTCCTGAAATTATTTTGTCTACACAAAATATACAGGTGCGTGATACATTAGAAAAAGAAAAAGAAAAAGTCCATGAAGATCATTTAAAAATAATGCAAATACATGTTGGATGTGGTCTTGACATTCCCCCCAAAGGATATGGGGGATTAGAAGAAGTGATTTATCAATATATGAGAATTGCTCGAAGTAGAGGGCATGAAGTAAGTTTAAAATGGTTAGATGATGTAACACAAAATGATTTAGAAAAATATGATGTGTTTCATAATCATACTGGTGGGTTTTACGATTTGCTGAAAGATAGATGCATACCTTATATTTTTACGATGCATGATGCTTTTGTTAAGATACATGGAAAAAACTCTCATTATTATATGACAAATAATGAAACTATAAAAAATTCTTTGTTCAGTTTAATACCAACTGAAGATATGATAGATTATTTTTTATATCCAGAAAAATTAAGAAGACTTCATCATGGGGTAGATACAAATTTTTTCTTTCCTAATGAAAACAGAAAAAATATACGATTAATTTGCGTGGGCGGGGGCGATGATAGAAAGGGTTTTCATTTAGCAATTCAAGCGGCAAAAAAATTAGGACTTCCTATAACAATTGTTGGTCCAGATTCAATACATTTAGATTATAATAAGAAATTTTATGATATTGTAGAAGAATGTAAAGGACATATTGATATAACTCTTGTTGGTAATGTAGAAAAAAACGAATTACGGGATTTATTAAATGAACATCATGTATTGATTCATCCGGCCTCTTTAGAAACGGGTCAACCCTGTTTGGCCGTGCTTGAAGCAATGGCTTGTGGTTTACCTGTGGTGGGAACACTACAAGATGACATATACGTAAAGGGTTTAACGATATGTACAAGAAATGTTGATATCATTGCTGAAAAAGTTAAAACTGTTTTAGATAATTATGATGAACATTCAAAACTTGCAAGAGAATTTGCTAGAGAACGAGATTGGGAAAAGATTTTTGATGAATTGGAAAAATATTATTATGAAGCAAAAGAGTTGAAATATTCTAAACCCTTTGATATGAAAGAACGATTAATGTTCGCATATCAGAATACGCCTATATCAGGGAAAAATATTTTTGAATTAAATATGCAAAAAAATCCCTATTTGTCTGTTAAGGGGTCTATTCCTGCGGAGTATAAAATTAATTTTATTGATAATGATACTCATGCAATTCATTATTCGAATGATATTTCTACTGGGGGATGGGTTGCTTGTGGTCTTGATTATTATGTAAATTGGCGAGTTGAAGCTATAAATATCGAAACAGGAAATATAGACTTTGAGTATGAACAAGATTTTACAAATAAGAATGTTTTTGTGTGGTTTGATACAGTAGCATTGGGAGATACTTTAGCGTGGATGCCGGTCGTTGAAGAATTTCGTAAAAAGCATAAATGTAAAATGTATTGTAGTACATTTTGGAATGATTATTTGGTAGAATCATATCCTGAAACTTCTTTTATAGTTCCTGAATCTGGGTTTAATGATTTTGTATCTTCTTATAGAATAGGGTTTTTTGAACTCAGTCCACAGTCTCCCGTGGACATGAAAGACGTTTCTTTGCAAAATTTGTGTGCAGGTATACTTGGGATTAAAGATTTTAAAGAAACCAGGTGCAAAATAAAAGTTAAAGAAACAGAAACAGAATTGGAAAAACCTTATGTATGTATTGGTACTCAATCAACTGCTCAGGCGAAATATTGGAATTATTTGGGTGGATGGGATAAAGTGGTTGACTTTTTATCCGAAAAGGGTTATAATGTAGTATGTATAGATAAACATCCTTCTTTTGGTCAAGGAGAATATTTTAATGTAGTACCTAAAAATGCAATAGGTAGACATGATCGATCTTTAGATCAAACAATAGCAACTTTAGATGGTGCTGAATTTTTTATTGGATTAGGGTCTGGATTATCGTGGTTAGCATGGGCTTTAAATAAACATGTAATATTAATATCGGGATTTAGTAATCCTAAATCAGAATTTTATTCAAAATGTGTTAGACTCCATAATAATGATGTCTGCAATAGTTGCTATAATCGACATAAATTTGATCCTAGTGATTGGTCATGGTGTCCGGATCATAAAAATACTGATAGAATGTTTGAATGCTCTAAAAACATTTCACCAGAAGAAGTTTATGGAGCGATTGAACAAACAATACATACGATAGAGAACAATGATTAAAACACTAAAAGTTTTAGATTTTACGATTATTATAGAAAATATTGTTAGTAGTAAAAAAATGACGTATTGGGATGCAATATGTCATTATTGTGAAGAAACTCAGATGGAACCTCAGACAATTGGAAAACTTGTTCAGGGGCCGTTGAAAGCTAAATTAAGAGAAGAAGTAACTGCATTGCATTATCTCCCAAAAACTACTACGATATTGGGGCTATGATAAAAATGGATCCGTTTGATTGCTATAAAGAATATGTTTCAATCAAAACTCATTTTCACGCCAAAAAGTATGATTATTTTAAACATAAAAAAAGAAAAATCTCATTTAATGCTTTTAAAAAGCGCAATGATCAAATCTTTTTTGTGAAATTGTCAAAAAGTTATAAAGATGATGAGATATCAAAATTCTTTGTTGCAAACTTTATTGATAATGAAAATTTGTGGATAGGCGATGCGCTTGATTCGCAAGCAGAATTTAAATATAAAGAATGGCAAAAAAGAATACAAAGCATGAGTTATATTTTTAGTAATGATATTGATAAATTGTTGATCAAAGAAAATTTTGAAAATTGGTTCAAAATTAAAAAAGGTCAACATCCTTTATTACTGAAACAAGCACTTGCTAAATATATTTGTATGGAAACTTTTTCTATACTTAATATGATACTTAACTTTGTTCCTGACTGGGATCAAAAGATAAAAGAAACTTTTGTCTGGCCTCAGTTTAGAGATAGAGTTTTGAAATACACTCCATTTTTGGAGGTGGATAAGACGAAGTTTCGTAAGATTTTACGAGACAAAATTTAATATACAACGAATATTCCGATATACGAAAGGTAAATATGGCTACACTATCCGCACTAAAAAAATCCCGTGCATCCTTCATGCAAAATCTTCACAAAGAAATCGAGAAGATCGACACTCCTTCTGAATCAAAGAGTTATGTCGATGATCGATTCTGGAAACCTGAAATCGACAAGTCTGGAAACGGATTTGCTGTTATTCGATTTCTTCCCCCAGTAGATGGAGAGGATGTTCCATGGGCAAGAGTCTTCAATCATGGTTTTCAAGGACCTACAGGACAATGGTACATTGAAAACTCTTTGACAACTCTTGGTAAGAAAGATCCTGTTTCAGAGTATAATTCTCAACTTTGGAATTCTGGAATAGAGGCGAACAAAGATATTGCTCGTAAGCAAAAGCGCCGATTAACTTATATTAGTAACATTTATGTTGTTGCTGATTCAAAGAATCCTCAGAACGAGGGAAAAGTCTTTTTGTATAAATTTGGGAAAAAGATTTTTGATAAGATTAATGATGTGATGAATCCAGAATTTGAAGATGAATCTCCTGTAAATCCCTTTGATCTCTGGGAAGGGGCGAATTTTAAATTAAAGATTCGACAAGTTGAAGGTTATCGGAATTACGATAAGAGCGAATTTGATAAAAGCACACAACTCGTAGAAGATGAAACTGAACTTGAAAAAATTTGGCAATCAGAGTATGCTCTTACAGAGTTTACTGCAGATGATCAATTTAAATCTTTTGAAGATTTGAAAGCGAGATTGGATAATGTTCTTATAGTAGAAACTAATCTTCCTGAGGTACGTACTCCTGTATCTAAACCAAAAACTGCGGAAGAACCTTTTACTCCTCCAACGAACAATGAATCATCATCTGAAGAGGAAGAGGATATGTCTTATTTTGCTAAATTAGCAGAAGATAATT